TGGTACGCCTTCTTAAGGTTAACGGTTTTGAGAATCTCACCGGTAACGCTGTAATAAACCAGCTTGCCGAATGTGGAGGTAAGGAAGATGAAGCAATCGAGCGGCGCATTGTAGCACATGCCCTGATACATGCCGTACATATCCCGCAACTCGAAAAGCGGCGTGGGATTCTTCATATTCGAATCGAGCGCATACACCACTCCACCGTAGATATTAGGCGCGATGTACCAACCATCCTTATACTTGCCGAAAGAGTAACAATTCGAACTAGTGATAATCTCGTTTGTATCGATTACGCGGGTAATTCGCGGGCTTGACGGCGTGGAAACGTTAACCACCGTAACAAGCGCCTGATTACCAGCGGAAATATACAGACTGCCATTGTAATAGGTAATATCGGCTGGATGATAGAAAGTACCATTAAGCGTTGCAATGACAGCGCCGGAATTGAGATCGTAAATCTTGATAAGGCCGGTAACGTTGCTGCCGTCTCCACTTGCCACGGCTGCATATTGCGGGTTTGGCAGCGGCCACGCCGTGAAGGTCTGGATATCGTTACCAGACGATTTGATAGTTCTGATAACAGGACGCGCACCCATGAGCGTATCGGGGAAATTCGCGAAGTTAACGCGCTTTGCCACGGTATTCCCTGCCGTGAAACCATCGCCGATAACATCATTAATGCCGGTGATCTGGTCGGCCACCGTGTTATCTGCCGTGAAACCATCGCCAATCTTGCCGTTGATACCCGCTACGGCATCGGCCACGGTATCACCTGCCGTGAAACCATCGCCGATAACGGCCACGGCATCGGCTACCGTGTTATCTGCCGTGAAACCATCGCCGATTTTATCATTGGTGGAATCAAGGCCGGTTTCCACGCCCGTGATACGGTCGTTGAATCCACGAACCTCGGCGCGATATGCTTCAACCTGCGCATTGTAATTGCCGGTCAAAGCCCAAAACGCCTCATTCGTGATAGGGATACCAGCTGGGACGTACTGCCGGGACGTGTAGCTATTTCCCTGATACAGAACAATGGTAAGCGGCTCATACGGCTTGGAATCGTCCCACGCTATAGACGTTTCATCTTTGCGCCCGAAAATCGGTACATATCGCGCTCCGATATACTCGCGAACACTCATTTTAAATCATCCTTCCCTTTACGGTTGCTCTACCGTCTCACCCTCATTGTTAACGTAATAAGACAAGATCAAACGCCCGTAATTGTCATCGCTGTAATTGGCGGGCGTGTCGAATGTAATATCACTCCACGAATCGGGAATGTAGGCAACGAAATAACCATCAAGCGTAAGCCCGAAGAAAACCATCTTGATAGCGCGCTCGATGATTGACTGCATATTCTTATCAATCCACGCGGCGATTTGCTCGGCGTAATAGTCATAAAAGCCGGACTCTTTGAACTTCTCGAATTCAGCGACCAGCGCGGCGATTTGCTCCACGTTTTCGTTCGTTACATCGCCGACTGCATCCACGTAGCAAATGAGTTTGTGCAGTTCCTTGCAAATCGCGTGGTAACGCTGTTCCGCGCTGTACACATTCCAGTAAAGTTGAGGAATTGCGGGCGTGAAGTTCGTAAACCCTGCATAAGGCGGGAACATGCGCCCGTGTTTATGATCATGGCAAGTCATTTGAAACACCTACTTTTTACCAACCATTTACGGCAGTAGTATACATGCACGTAAACATGTTTTCCAATTCATCCAACATAGCAGCATCCACGGCGCGAAATTGCTCGATAAATTGTGCTTCACGTTCGCTAATGTTGCCTATCTTGATATGCTCATATTCGAAGTCGCGCCCATCGCTTGCATAATCGCTATTGCCGCTTAGCATAGTCTCAGGGTATGCGCTCGTGATCGTGCGGTCTTTGCCGTATTCATCTGAATCGGCAAGGGGATTAATCCCGCCGATATTCTCATACAGCGGCTTATATTTTGGCATAAGCTCATATACTAGGCGATAGCGCAAACGACGCGCCCACTCGTAAAACGGCGTGATGCTAATCTCGCGAAACTCGAACCGTTCGAGGAAATAAGAGCAAACTCTCGTGTATTGTTCATCATCAATGGCTGCATCACGCCAATTGAGAATCTCTTTTGACCAATCGAAAACGCCGGTACGGTGCAGTTCGCCTAGAGTGATCGTGTAAACGTCGTGGTTTTCCGGTCTGCCGGTGAACTTATCCTCAATTTCCCAATCAAAATCCCACATTACAGATCACCGCCCGCGCCGGTATCGAGGAAGTTATCTTGCGCCATTGCTTCAATGTTGTTGATGTAGTTGAAGTTGTCGCTTTCCCAATCTTGATTGAAGTAAACGCTCAACTCAAGCCCGAACCGCTCATTGACCTTATCGCAAAACTCGCGCCGCGCCTGTAGGCAGTTAAGCAAGTTAATATTCGTCGGCGCGGTATTCGCACGGGCTTCATCCTCGATCATGCGCTCGCCCTTTTCAAAGGCAAGGTGCGGAATACCCAAATACAAAAGGGCTTCATTGAAAACGTTTTGTTTAGACCTTGCCAAATCCTCGGTTATGAGCGGTACGCCCGTGTCAATCGTGGTCACGCTCTCAACCATGTTCGCAAATGTCTTATCGTCACCCAGCACGGCAGGTTCGTAACCGTCAACCTGTTTCAGCAGGTTAACAAGCTGTTGCTTTTGCTCCTGCGGCGCGATGAAGATCATCGGTTTATGTTGGTGTGTGAGGTTTATATCTTCCGTACGTTCGTAGTGCGTTAGCTTTCTGGCGAAAATCTCCAATGCGTTCCACGGGTTTGAACGTGACCAATCGTAATAGCAAAGTTCTCCGTTTTCGGTCGTAACCTCATAATTGGTCTGATCGTAGCCGGTAGCCCGCCACGCCGTGGGAATACCGTACACGTTGAACGGCGTTACCGGGTTAGCTATGAGCGTTTGCCATACGTCGGGCATATCGGCAGGGTGGCAAAGCGTCGCAAAGCCGTATCTATGGAGTTGGGTTTCGAAGAATCGAATGTCGCACGTATCAGGCATGCCAACCCATTTGAAACGGTTGATTGCGAGGGATAGCAACATATCAAGGTTTTTGACATAGACGCGCCGATTGTAAGCGTCACTTTGCCAAAAATGGTTTCCATACCAGTTGCCCCGGTTTCGTCTTTTCTTACTCATTGTTGCCATACCTCACGCGCTCATAACGTGCTAGTGCTGCATCGACTAGTTTATTATAGCCTTCCCGCGCTGTTTTCTCGGACTCCTGCAACGCTGTTACACGTGCTTGCGCTTCCGTTGAGATCGCGTCAAGTTTCGCGGTCAATTCCACATCGATAGCAGCCACAGCGGCGTTATATTCGCCGTAGAATTCCGTATCTTCCGCGCTGATCGTCTCACCGTCCGAAATCGCCCGCGCTATTTCATTATACCGTTGCGTATCTTCGCCGGTTATGTCGCTGTATGTGCTAATCATCGCTAAACCCATTCTCATAGATGGACGTATGCCCGATATATTCGGGTTTGCGCCACACGGTTACGCCACCGAAAAGGAAGAATCTTATCTTGTCAACGTACATATCTGGAATATTAAGCCCGCTAACCCAGAAGTCAGACAGTTTCCAGTAGGTGAATTTCTCGCATACGTTCCAATTACCGTCGAAATCCCACGGCTGATTCAGCATGTAACCATAACGTAGGAATTCGTTACCGGCTTGGGCAATCGAGTTATCGTCTTGGGTGATGATGTTCGCGAAAATACCCATTGGCCGCGTGGCGCATGTTTCGCCATTGGCGAAATCCCCGAATTGCAGCGGCGCGTTTAGCGCGGTTTGAGCGATACGATTAGTCACGGCATTTTGCGCGGTATTCTTATCCCGGCCACCATTGGCGATTTGCGCGGCTGCACTGTTAGCTGCTGTACCGCTCGTGAGTGAGTTATGCGCGGATGTAGTGGCGTTGTTATTTGCTATTTGAGCGTTAGCGTTCGAATTGACGAGGTTGTTACTATCCCCGGCCATCTGAACGTTATAGATACCCGTATGTCCGGCTTGTGCGGCCTCAAGGTTAACAGCTACTTGGTTTTGCGCCGTGATGCTTCCCGCACTGATACCGCCTTGCACGGCTGCACCGATAGCGCCGCCTACGTCAAGCGATGCAAGCGACGATACCGCGCTAACGCCCGCGCTTGCGCTCGCTGCACTTGCCGCAATGGCCGCTTGCTGATCTTGCGCGGCGATACTCGAATTGGCGCATGCGCTCGTGAATTGCCAACCGGCTGCGGTTGTGTCTAAGTTGAATGTAACTTGCGCGGCTGTTTGCGTGCTGATACACGTATTGTTCGCACTGTTCACGCTGTTATTACAGGCAACCTGCAACGCGGCATTATCAACCGTGCAATCTGCCATTTCAACAACGTTGCTATAAGCGTTGTTATAGGCAATTGCGGCTTGTACTCTATCAAAGTAGGTCGCAAAATCGTTGTTTGCCCGTGCATCCTGCACAATGCCGAACGTCGGAATCTTCCACCGCATGAGTAGCGTGTTCCAATTACCGCCGATAGGCATTGTCCGCGTTGTAACCGCTGTGAATGACAGATTACGCCGTGCGGCTCGTCCGATGCTTGAACAATGGCCGTCAATTGCAAGCCACGGGTAAACAAGGTTCGCGCATAGATCGAACGTGATCTTGCCGATCGTTTGCTCAATGCGGATTATCGTCTCATCGCCCGACTCATCGCAGATAGACAGATACGCATACGGCCACGTGTAGAGTTTGGCGATATTGGCATACCGCTTGTTATAGGCAAAATCGGTCTTTGAAAGTTGCGTTACCGTCTTAGACGTGTACGTGTCCCCGATAGCATGGACGGTATAACCAGCGAACGTGTAGGAATCGCCCAAATAGATAAGCGATGTGGACACGAAAAACACGCACTGGATTGTTTGCGCGAATTGCGGATAACTTGCATCAATCGTATTGAGAAACGCGCTAAGGTTCGCCGGGTCAATGGCAAATGCCGTATAAGACGGGTAGCCCTGTGGCGTGTCATGCCGTCGTGCGGGCGTTTGCCAGTTGGAATCGGCCTTACTCCCCCAATTACCGGAAACCGGGTTTGCCGTCGTGACGATAACCGCCACCGTGTTCTCATCGTTGAAGATAAGCGCGTCCGTTTTAACAACGTTGTCATATGCGTTCGTGTTCGCCACATCCTCGTGCAGCAGGTTGTCGCAATTGCCTATCGGGTTTGCAAGATAGCGTTCCGCGCTCATAGCGGCCATAGGCGCGTGACCACGTTCCAAAATCATATTGGAGATATCAAGATCATAAATGAACGTCTGCCATGCATCATTAAGCAAATGAAGGCGCGTTGTGTTCGGTGCCATGAACTCGACTTCACGAACGAACCAAAACCATTCTTTAAGCCCGTCGTTATTCTCATACTCGACGGTACTATCGTCGTTGGCGAAAAGCCTATAACGCACTACCAGATAGTTAAAGCGGCTTGCAACGTCGAAGGGAATCGGGACATCGATTGTATTCGACCGGTGCAATTCCCTCATTTTGGTTTCCCATCGAAAACATTCGCTATCCGGGATTTTATCGAACCATAGATCACGCTCATCTTTCGAGGAAAAGTAAACTACATTGCCGATACCGGAAATAGTACGGTTTCCAACGTGCGCTTCTCCCATATCCCACGGGACGGAACACAACTGCAATGACATTTGGCTATAGTCATAGCGTTTGTAATCAAAGTCGTTGGCATATTGATAGACGTTCACGCCGTCAACGTCGGGGAAATTCGTATCTGCGATATGTGGGAAATTCCTGCTCATGTTTTCACAATCTATCACAAACACGAACGCCCGGCAATGTACCGGGCGTTCGCGGGTCAAGAGGGTGCAGTCAAACCCCGTTTGGATTGTAGCACGCTTTAAGCGTTCGCGGGATCCTCGGACTGTGCGTAAGTGATATTCGGATAACCCTCAACCGGGTTATTCTTATAGCCCACTCCGTCGAATTCATCGACTTCACAGGTAAAGCTAATGCTAAACGTGCTAGTCGTGCCGCTCGGATTGATGTAGTCGCTCGTTGCGGTAAAGGCGAGCACATCACCCACATTAAGTCCGGTTTTCTGAACGTGCAGATAACCGTTTGCGTCAATATAAGTACGCGAATTAAGTGCAACAGGCGTTGCCGGGTCATCATCGGTAGCACCGGGACGGGACGCGGAAATCTTCCATTTAACCGCGCCGGGTTCAACCGCGATATTTGCCGCGCCAACCGCAGCGGAGTTACTAACATTACCGGTAAGAGACGGAATAAACCTGCCATAATCGCTTCCAATGGGAACACTGCCGAAGTTACCGCCATCTGCAATATTCCCGCTATTGGTAACGCCATTGTGAGTAACCGCATAGGACATGCTAAGCGCGGTAGGCTCAACCGTGATCGTAGCCGGAACCGTACCGGCATCGGTGCCAAAGACGACGCAGTTTGCGACCGGATTGACCCCTATGAGCTGAGCATGGTGCAAATAGTACTTATACGTCATGTTAGCCGGATTGTAGAAGGGCGGCTCGATACCATACTGAACATCGCGACAGTAGATGAAGTCCTCGGATGTGAGAGCAGCGTACACGTTAGGGAGCGGGAACTCCGGAATAGTAATGACGCGGTACTGAATATCAGCCTTATCAAGATTGAAAACACTCGCAAGCGTGTTAACGTCAAGCGTTGCGCGAACCTCGGGCGTAACCCACAAAATAAGAGTATCGCCCGACTCGTACACCGGCACGTCGATATGGTTGTAGAGCATGCTCGGAAACTTCATACGCCCGGCATACGTGCGAATAGCTGCAAGAAGCTCCTTACCGCCCGCGTCCGTGTTGATATTGCCGGTGATCTGGTGACGGAAAAGCCCGCCCATGCGATTGTCGGCCTCCGCGAACGCCTGAATCATGAGGTTCATCTCGTCGTACTCATCGGAAGAGATCATCTGCGAGATCGTAGCGGCGAGAAGATCGTCGAACCCGTAGCCATCGGACGCGAACACACGGGACAGCTCGTAACGGCTCCACGAGAACTCATAACGACGCGGCGCGGTCACGCTGTAGAACCACTCCCGGTACTCGGGCTTCTCAAGCTTAAGCAGCGTTTCATCGTCAACCTTGTAAGAGTGCGCGTGCAGATACTTAACGGCGACGTGCCGCTCGGAGTTGCCGAAACGCGCGGCCGGCTTCTTCAGCTCACGCAGCGGGTTATAGAAGGTCTTGGACTCGATGAACGTACCCATAAGCCCGTTAAGAAGCCCGCTGAACTGATTGAACAGATCGTTGTTATAAGGCGCGAACAGCTCGCTAACCACGTTGGCGTAATCCGCAATCTCGGGATTCGGGATTCTCTGTTGGAAGTCGTTGGAACCCTCAAGCCACGCCTTGGCAAGAATCGTCGAATTCTTGACGGCCATTTAAAACACCTACTTTCTATTTACCGATTTGATTACCCAACTCGGCAAGTGACACGTAATCCTCACGCTCTGTCGGGTCAATAACGTTTCCCGGTTGCGCGGACGGTTCGTTGTCCTTGCCGTCATTGATTACCGCTCCGTTGCGGATAAGCTGGCCGATTTGCTTCTGGTACGTTGCCGTTTGCTCTAGCAGCGTTTTAATGAGATCGTCCTTTTCCGCTATCATCGTGCGGTATGTGTCAAGCGTGGTATCTTCTGTCCCCTGATCGTCGGGAACTGCCGTCGCTTGAGTATCCCCATTATTCACAGGTTTTCCCAAATTGTCAATTTGCGCGCCCGCGTCGTTGGTCGTTGCATTTGCGCTATTGATCAAGTTGATATACTCGTCACTCATTTCAAACCACCTTCCATAGTATAAACCGGGCGTGTTTTCCACACGCCCGGTTCACTTTCAAGCAACCATCACACTAACGCCGCGCCCGTTGCCAACGGAATATTTGTTAGCGTGTCACCGTGTCCCCACGGTTGGCATTGACACGCCCGCGCAACGCTTGCATGTGGCCGCGCTTGCATTATACCATCTTACTTAACATCGGCAGTCAACATCGAACCGTTGCGAACGGCCTTTTGCCTGATCGTGAACTCCAGCGGCTCAACCCACGTCGGTGCGCCGAAAACCTGAATGGCGTTCTTGACGGCGTTGAACATGCCCAGCGAAACCGCCTGATAGGTCTTGCCGTCCTTATCAATCAGCACGACGCGGGGAACGGTGGAAATCTCGCCGGTATCCTCGTTGGCAATCTCCGCAATCTCGATAAGAACGTCGCTAACAAGAATGGTCTGATTGATGCAATTCGCCACGCGCTCGTCGGGATTGTTGAGAGCGGCGAAGATCTTGGCCGCGCTCTTTCTGTCGCTTGCCTGAATGGAGCAATAAGACGCGCCCACGCCCTCGGACATAAGGGAACCAACATTAGCCTTGATAATCTCGTTTGCCATGATACTTGCCTTTCTAATCGTTCAATTTTGCTTGAATATCATTCCAGAACTTGCCTATTCGCTCAACGTCGCTAGACGATAGTAACGCGCCGATTGAGCCTAGCAGAAACACGCACCTATTCACGAAATCGCCGCGCCCGGTTAGCTCAAGATCGAAAGAAGCCGTTTCCTTTTCGTCTGTTATAGCCAAAATGTCATAGCTATCAGGGTTTGAGCCATAACCGGCGCGGGCGTATGCGTGTATCGCCCACCTACCTACGTAATCACCCCTTCCAACGTCGTTTTCGAATAGCCACAGGTCAACACGCCTTTTAAACTGCATCCTCACCCCTTTCTCTAATCGGTTCCCATGCGCTGCAAAAGTCAGAAATATCGCTCATATGGCTACACGGCTTATCGAAGTATTCGCACGTCTCGCACCTGATAACCTTGGATATGGCAAGCTTGCAAGTAGATATCATGCCCGACTCTACAAGCAGGGTTAGAAGCGACTCTATCCCGTCGCACGCTTTCAAGCCAATCTCCATACGCGCCATGATGGACGGGTCGCAATGATTTAGTTCGGCTTCTGCCATCGCTGCAAGCGTGGGAATACGTGACAGGGTTTCACCGGTGATTGATTTATAGCCGCTCATCACAACCCCTTTTCAAGTTCGTAATCTTCAAGTGAGAATTCCTTAACGTCCAACGTATTGAGAAGATCGTCATAACCCGGTACATCGACGTACTGCACGAACGCCACGCGCACCGGCTCGCAAATCGCGCCCTTGCTTTGCCGGAAATAATGCAACCATGTTATACGCGGGTCGCACTCGAGATAGAATTCGCAAGCCGCTTGAAAATCATCGAAATCGGTCAATGTGGAATTGAGCACAACTCCATAACGCTTTTTGAATGGCACCATGTTTGAACCCCTTTCAAATTTCCCGGGTTATCCCGGCTAAAAGTAAGGTAGCAGTTATTGTTTACCGTGTCAACAATTAATTTTCAGCGCACGCCTAGGAAACTTAGCACGCCATGGAACGCGACGCGCAAGGCGGGCGTTTCGTAGCGTAGCGAGCCGATGTAAAAGGCATCATTGAGTATCTTTATCAATGAGTCCGTTTTCCTAAGCGTTCGCCTGTCTACCGAGCCGTCGGCTTTCGTGATCGTGTAGACGTTTTGAGCGTTTGCCGGTAGTTGCTCGTTGATGTAGAAAAGCCCGCTTTCCCAATCCACCCATAGGGCGAATGTGAAGCCATTGTACACAATCGCGTATTGATAGGTGGCATTAGGCGTTTTGGAAGCAACTTCACCGGCCGACACGTCACTAAACTCATTATCGAAGATCACACGGGCTTCATCATCACCGGCAAGCAAACGACCTACCAGCGTATTCGTTTTACGTTCGTTGGCGTTCAATGGTGGCACATGATGATAAAGAACCGTCTTGTTGTTGCGCCAATGGAACCCGTATTCGGGTGGTTTGTTTATCCCCAAATGTTGTAGATACGGGCAGTTGAGATCAACGGCATTACCTATGATATAGACGTTGTATTTGTAATCGTCCCCCGGTTGCTGCCGTGAGATCGTATCTAGCAGGTTTGCGAATATGAGAAATTCGTCGGGCAAATACCGGTGGTATCTATCTTTCGTGTCAATGATAGCTTCATCGAAGATGAACCGGCGCGGCTTGACAAACGTTCTTTTCTTTTCCTGCTGGAAATTCGAAAGCGCCACGAAATAGCAGATCAAACGCCAATCGGGCGCGTCGCTATCCCCGAAATTGGCATAACCTGCTTTAGAATCGGTCTTGAATTCGATACCGGAAAAGTAGCCCGAACTTTGCAGTTTGTCGAAATAACCCAGTGCAACCGCCTTACACTCTACCTTTGTACGGCATAGCTCAACGAACGGCGTGCCATAACGTAGCGCGTCATAAGTGCATTGCAGACGTAGCCCGAACGTCTTACCAATACCCTTTCCGCCCGTGATTATGGCAATTTCACCGTTGGTGCCGGTTTGGCGGGCGAAAATGTCGGGCCAATAGTAGTATTTATCCTTATCCCATTTGATAGGTTTCAGCTTCACAATATACCGCCTTCGAAGATCAAGCGCGGTTCAAGATTCAACTTCGGATTGTTTCGCCGCGCTATTCCCGCATTAATCGCGTTTTCCGCTTTATCGGTATCGCCGATTGTCTTTGCCATCGGGTAAATGCAGATTGATGCAGGCTCAACGACTAGCGATGAATTGCCCCTATAGTCCGTGACAATCGAGGAAAAGAGCTCGCCCCATTGCGGTATGGCGTGTTGGTTCAATCCCGTGATATCAGGGGCAAGCGTGGCGTTATAACCTAGGATATCGTTGCAAAGTTCGTGGAATGGCGTTTGTTGGTATTGCCGTTCAATGCCTTTAGTGGGCACGCCTGCAAGCGTTATATGACTACCGTTTTCGTCGTGGGTTATGTATGCCTTGTTCCATAGCGCGAAAAACTCGCATGATGCAAACTCTAGTTCGTAGTGGCCTATCCCGTCCAACGGGTCATATAGTGAGGGATAACCCGCTCTAACGCGCTTGCATGTGTCTTTCTTTGCCGTGTCTATGGCCACCGCATACCGCGCTAGTGCCTTTGAGATCATAGGCAAGTCGCTAGAGTTGGCAAGAACTTTAATGGAATCCGTATCGCCGTTTATAACCCACTGGATGTACGGTCGTATCAATTCCAGTACGACGATTTGAGCTATTCGCGACCATCCTACTATTCGTTGTCCGAACTGATAGCACGCTTTATGTGTCTTAGGTTCATTGCAAATGCCGAAATCGCCGTCATATGCTATGCCATCGCCTGTGAGAACGGTATCGCGCCGGTATTCGTTCGTTGCTTCAATACCGAAAAGCGCGTTCAAATCGGCTTTAAGTTGCTTATAGGTTAGTTGTATATCATCGTCATTCGCGCTGCCGTTTTCCATTTGCTCTACCAGATAGTCGGGAATCTTCAATTCCCGCAATGTTGCGCCGTTGTCTATGGTATTGCGTTTCTGGTAGCTATGCATTGCCTGTTTAAATTCATTCTTCGCCCTGTAAAACTGCATGACGGATATGACGCTAAAATCCGTCGGGCGCTCGAACCGGCCGGTTATGTAGCCGTGTATTGGTGTTACGCTATCCCACTCATAGCACCGGCCTATTTCCCAAATCGTTAGTTCGGTAAGATACAGTTCGCACATGTCCGCGCTAACCAGCTTACCGAACTCGAACCGGGGATTGACGACGATATCCTTATAACCTAGCTCCTCTAGGTTTGCGTTGAATTCTTGCGAATCCTGATTCTCCTCGTTCAATTCCATTAGCGAAACGCTTTTAAAACGGGCGCTTGCCAACGGTAGCACACCGTTTTCAGCGAAAAGCGTACCGGCTTTCGGGCGTATGTTCGTGAAACGGTAGCGTGCGAGAATCGCGCTATTGAATGGCTTACTCCAATTAGCTAGCACCTTTTCAAGTGGCGTATTCGATACGAGATCGAACGCGATTGATAGACTCGTAAGACTCGCATTGTGGAACCCAACAGGGTAACGGTGGCTCACCATTTGCGCCGGATGCATCGACGCAGCATCGAAGGCGTACACCTTGCGCCCGTCTGTCAACTGGAACGGTATACCCGCGCTTGCACTTGCCGTGAAGGTGAATCCACCACGTGTGCACGCGGTCATGGTAAATAGTTCATCGTCTGTCTTAGGCGCGTTCTTGTCGTTGTGCAGATACCAGAATTGACCCGCACTGTATTTGCAGCCATTCCCCTTGACGTTAGCGAACCTAACACGCCGTTTCTCACGCACAACGCCGGTTTTCGTGACGATATTCAAGCCCAGCCGTGCCGGGTCTATATCGGGGTTTCGATTGACCCAATAGCCCAACCATGCCAATAGCGTATAGATATCGTGTTTGGCATATGCTATCTCGGCATCTGTTAACGGCGTTGACGGCGTGCGGATTAAGTCATAATCCCACGCGCCCGACAGTTTCGGAAAACCGCATTCGTTACCCATTCGCGCGAGTCCGCTCATGCTGAATTGCAGCGTATCCCAAATGACTAGGCGGGCGTTGCCCTGATCGTCGCAAATGGTTACGCTAATGGGCTTTCTGCACGATTTGGCAAGCACGCGCACATTATCGCGTCGCTCGTCTAGGTACGGTGATAAAGCTTGAATATCGAATGCGAGATTATGGCAACATAGCACCGGCACATATGGCGCGGACGTGCTTGCCAGATCATCGAACCGAGCGAAAAGGTCAACGCTATGACGGTATAGCTCGATTGACGTATGCTCTACGACGTTCGAAGCGTTGACGTGTTCGATAGTGGTATCGAGAATCCCGACTTGATGGAGTATTGGAAACGCACGCTTACGCCCGTTAAGGGTTATGTTCGTGGTTTCGCTATCATACGCGCCAACAATGCGGTATGGCTTGCCCTTCTTTCGTCGTGCCATGTTTAACCCTGATTCTTGCCACGCGCCGCGAATTGCTCAACCATAAGCCGCACGTCATCGTATTTCTCTTCTTTCTCAGGGTCTGCATAGAGATTGACTTCCTGCTCTAGTATCTCTATAACGTCGGCCATGGACTCTACGCCGAAATGCTCTAAAATAGCGTCTTCAATGGCGTTACGGTCAAACCCCTCACCTTCGCCCGCCTTATCGCGCCATACGTCAACCAAACCACCGTAAATGCGCTTGCCTATCTTGCTATTGAGAATCGAACGCGCTTCACGTTTGCGCCTGACGTTAGGATCGGTTCTCGAACTTTCAAGCGCGGTCTTAGACTCTTCAATTAATTGTTTTTTACTTTCAGGTGATAAAGAGCGCTCCGGCATGGAAACACCTAAACGGTTCATAAGGCGTTTAATCCCGCCCGCCTTAGGTTCCTTTTCATATGTTGCAAGAGCTCGTTTGAGATCACCGCGTGCTAACTCACGGTATCTATCGGCCATAACGCCACTTGAATTCTCGGCCTTTTTCAAATAACGTTCCGCGCTTCTCTGGTAACGTCGGCGTGCGTTCCAACTTTCGTCGCCCTTTTTGCGTCTACGTGGTAATCTCGGCATTGCCATCCCCTTTCCAGTCGTTATAATAATTGATAGTGTAAACCCGTTTGGAAGGTTGTTGCAATGAAGATTTTAAAATACACATGCCCGTTCACCGGTGGCGATTTTAAATTGATCGTGAAAGACGATTACCCGGCCATTAAGATAAACCACACGCTTACGGGCGAGGAATTCACCTGCTCTATAGTGGATGGACATATAACCATACCGCTTGAAGCGTTCGCACCGGTTGGTTGTGTAACGCTCATGCAAGCTGCACGCATGTTGCACATAAGCAAACAGCAGGTATCAAACCTTATCAAGCAGGGCAAGCTCCAAGCTATCAAGTTCAATGGCCGCTATAGAATCCTTAAAGAATCAGTCGAAAACTACGATGCAATGACGAGGGGCCGGAAATGGTAGTAATGCATGGAATAGACGTGAGCAATTGGCAAGCGTCTCTTGATTTGGGAAAAGCATTTAAGGCCGGTTGCAAGTTTGTCATCGTGAAAATATCGCAAGGTACGAGCTACCTATCCCCGGCGCGAAACAAACAGCTAACGCAAATTGCAGCGGCTAAGAAGCTTTTTGGTTTCTACCACTTCGCCAACGGTGAGAATCCCGAAGCGGAAGCGCGCTTCTTCGAAAAACACACGCGATCATTGATTAAAAGCGGTATACCCGTTCTCGACTTCGAAATTCAAGTTGATGAAGACCGGTACAGATCGAACGCGAATTGGTGCGCTAGGTTCGTGACGGAGTTTCACAAACTAACGGGCGTTTACCCGGTAATCTACTTGAACAACGGGCAACTTGGACAATTCAACGGTTCGTGGATTGTGGATAAATGCCCGCTATGGTTAGCACGCTACACGGCTAACTATCGAACATGGACTAGTAACGCTTGCCCACCTTGCGCGCCGTGGAACCAAGCTATCATCTGGCAATTCACCAGCAGTCTTGGAATCGCCGGGTATGACGATAACCTAGACGGTGATTTATGCTACCTCACGCCCGCCGAATGGAAACAGCTTGCAAAAGGTGGCAAGCCGTCAACGCATGCCACGAAAGCAACGAAAAAACCAACGGCGCAAATCGTTAGCAAGATCGTATCTGGTAAATATGGCACCGGTCTTAAAAGGCGTGAATCATTGGCTAAAGAAGGGTATGACTACTCTGAATGTCAAAAGCTGGTAAACGTCTATTACAAGGTGGCAAACGACGTTATCAAGGGCAAGTATGGCAACGGGGCAACCCGTAAGCAAAAACTCGAAAATGCAGGGTATAATGCAGCCGTAGTGCAACAAATCGTTAATCTGTTAGTTAGGTGAGTTTAAATGCATTTTCCAGACGTGCATATCATGGTTATCATAATCACGCTTGTTTTCATCGCGCTAGACATCGTGAGCGGACTCGTGCAAGCATGTGTTAACAAGTGCGTGGACTCTACGAAAATGAAACAAGGATT